GACGGAGTAGTGGTCACCCTTAACTCGGTGGTCCTATCCGATCACGTTACAAGCGCGACAATTAACCGCGTATTTGAGGAGCTGGAAGTTACAGCTATGGGCGATAATTCGAGACGTTTTACTAAGGGCCTAGAAACCTCGACGATTTCGCTCGATTTTCTATCCGATACCGCAGCGGCAAACGTAAACGCAACGCTACAAGCTGCCTGGGGTACCACCGTACCAATCACGCTAAAGCAAACCAGCGCAGCGGTCTCAGCTACTAACCCTCTTTATAGCACTACGATTTTGGTCAACAATACGACCGACATTAACGGCGCCGTCGGGGACATCGGGACTCAGAGCATTACATTTACTTGTAACTCACCAATCGTAATTACTACTAGCTGATAACAAAGAAAAGGGGCTAAACAAATGGCACGACTCAAAATAACAAGGGCTACCGGGGCGGTAACAGAGCATCAAATCTCGCCACGAATTGAGTACGCCTTTGAGCTTTACGCAAAAAAAGGTTTTCACAAAGCCTTTAGAGATGACGAAAAACAGAGCGACGTTTACTGGCTAGCGTGGGAGTGCCTACGTACTAGCGGCGAAACGGTACCGATGTTTGGGGCAGAGTTTTTAGATACTTTGGCAAAAGTCGAGGTACTAGACGACGAGCCTTTAAGCTAGGGCGCGGCACTCTGACCTATTTGGTAGCGCAACTATCAATACGGTTAGGGGTCGCGCCTCAAGCGATACTCGATCTCGATCCCGAGATGTTTAAGATGTTAGTCAAAGTATTAAACGAGCAAGCGGAGGAGTCTAAAAATGTCGGTAAAGTTAGACGGCGTTAAAGAGACTCTACGCGCTATCCGTAAAGTAGATCCCGAGCTATTAAAAGAGATGAATAAGTCGATCAAAGGAATTATGATCCCGATACGCGATAAGGCTCGAGGATATGCTCCTACCGCTGCGCCGGGTGGCCTTTATAACTGGGACGAGGGCGCCTACACTAAAAAAATTACGGCTCGTAATTCTGCCTTTCGCACTTTTAATAGCGAGGGGCGTTTACGTCGTTTTCCGCTATATCAAGCTGAAGTAGCCCGTAAAGGTATCTACTACTCAGCATCGCCTAGCAAACGTAATCGCAACGGCTGGAGCTCTCAGTACATCGTAGCTAACGCCTCGGCTAGTGGATCCATCTACGAGACCGCAGGCCGTAAAAACCCGGGCGGCGATCCTAAGAGCCGATCAAATAACCCGGGAGCCGGTGCACACTTTATTAACCGTATGGGCCCTCTTTACGGCGATGGTAAAAGTCGTGGCCGTATGATTTTTAGAGCGTGGGCCGAGGATCAGGGTAAGGCACAAGCCGCCGTAGTTAAAGCTATAGAAAATACCATCGCAGCCTTTAATCAAGGCCGTTACGACAAGGCGGCATAATGGCTAAGTTACCCGATTTATATGTAAATGCCGTTACCACCTACGATGGTAAAGCCTTAGCAAAAGGCCAAAAACAGATTGCAGGCTTTGAGAAAAACGTAAAAAATCTAGCTAAAGCTTTTGGTCTTACTTTTAGCGCGGCGGCGTTAGCGCAATACGGCAAAAATGCCGTTAAGGCTTTTGCAGCCGAGGATGCTCAGGTGAAGCAATTAACTCAGAGCCTTAAGAATTTAGGTTTGGGTTTTGCTACTGAAAGCGTTAAACAATACCTCGACGTCCTCGAGCAGGCTACAGGGGTAAACAAAGATCAGCTCCAACCTGCTCTACAAAAGATTTTACAAACCACCGGTGACATCGCTAAATCACAAGAGATTTTGGCGCTAGCCCTAGACACCGCAGCCGGTAGCGGTCAGGATCTAGCAAGCGTTAGTCAAGTATTAGCGCAAGCCTATGTAGGCAATAATCGAGGTTTACGCACCCTTAATATTGGTCTTACTCAGGCCGAGATTAAGACGGCTAATTTTGCAGAGATACAGGAAAAATTACTCAAGATTTTTGGTGGCCAAGCCGCGGTAGCAGCCGATACCTATACAGGTAAATTAAATAAACTTACTATTGCAGCTGAAAATGCTAGTGAGGAAATCGGCCGAGGTTTAATTGGAGCCCTCGAGGGCTTAGCCGGATCCGATGGTAATTTAGATCCGCTCATTGACAAGATGAATAAACTGAGCGTAGCTACTGGAGATTTTATCTCGGTACTTTTCGGCGGTAAAACTAAAGATGGCTATAGCCTAAAAGATGCTATCGATATCGTTTTTGGCGGCGGCGTTAGAGGTTTCGGTAATCGATCCTTATCAGCTAGCAACCAAGATACACAAAGAGCGGATGCAGCGGCAGCGGCTAAGGCGGCAGCGGCAGCGGCTAAACGTGAAAAGGAAAGACTAGCTTTACTGAGAAAACAGGCGCTAGCCGAGAAAAATAAACTTTCGTTATCAAAGGCTGCCGCGGTATTTGACACTACTCGTATCTCTATTGCCGCGGCTTTACGTGCTACCTACGATAAAGAGACGATTTTACGCCTCGAGGCTTTACAGGCTATCGAGGAGGATAACGGCGAGTTAGCCCTTAAGAAAATTAACGAGCTTGCAGCCCTGCAAAAAAATGCAGATATGGCCAAACTAGCCGGTGTTACTCAAATCAGCGAGGCCACTCTTTCAGCTCTTAACACTCAGTTACTTACAGAGCTTGATGCAATTAACAAATCTAAGATGGCAGAGGGCGAAAAGGAAGCCGCTCGACAAATCGCTTTTGGTAAGTATAACGCCGCTATTACCGCAGCCGGTGAATTGGCAGCTAAAGAGAGTTATAGCGAGCGCGTACAGATCCAATTAACAGAGATCGCAAAATTAGCCTCGCTAAGTAAGACTAGTAACGCCTCTTTAACTTTAATGAAGCTGCGTGAGTCCGAGGAATTATCAATGATCGAGCGCGTAGCGGCGGCTCAAAAGCGAGCCGATGATGCTCGCCTTAAGGCGCTACAGGACTACGCCGCACTACTAGGCAAAATCGGTACAGGTGGCAACACCGGAGGGCTTACCTCTAGTGGAGTGGGATCACTTATTCCGGCCACTACCGTCGTCGATACCGTAGGCAAAATGGCCGAAGCTACTAAAGGACTAAAAAAAGACATAAATATTTTTGATCTATTTCCTACTTTGACAGATACACAAAAAGCCGATTTAGGCGGCTATAGCCCTACGATGAATTATGGCGGCGGATACCCGGCTACTTATAACATCAAAATCGAGACAGGTGTAGGAGATCCCGAAGCTATTGCCCGAGCGGTCTCTGACATTTTTAATCAATCGGCTTATAGAGGTACGTCTACTAATCGCGATACAGGGCTTTATATACTATGAGTGCTTGGCTACCCGAGTGGCGTATAACTGTCGGGACTACCGTTTATACAAACGTCCTAAGCGTAACGATGGCAACCGGTCGCGATGATATCGATTTACAATGCAACGCCGGTTATGCCCGTATGGAGATCGTAAACGTAAATAACACGGCTTTTGACATCGACGTAACCGATGCCCTAACTCTTGAGCTAAAGAATAGCTCCGGTACTTACGTGCCCGTATTTGGCGGTACCGTCTCCGATTTTGGTATTTCGGTGCGCTCACCGGATGAAATCGGCTTTGTAACCATCGGTAGTATTTTGGCCGTCGGATCACTAGCTAAATTGACTAAAGCTCTTTTCCCGGACGCCTTGCCAAAAACTCTTGATGGCACTCAGATTTATGACATCCTTAACGAGCTTTTAATTAATTCTTGGTTTGAGGTAGCACCGGCTTTACAATGGGCAACATATGACCCTACGACCACGTGGGCTAATGCCGAAAACGTAGGACTTGGTGAGATTGATCAACCTGGACTCTACGAGATGATTAGCCGAGCGGCAGACCCTTTCAGTAGCTATAACTTATGCGCTCAAATTGCACAAAGCGCGCTCGGCAATATGTACGAGGATAAGGCAGGGCGCGTTTGCTATGCCGATGCAGACCACCGCACCGCTTATTTATCGGCTAACGGCTATACGACTCTCTCAGCTAATTACGCTATCCCGTCTACGGTTAAATCGATCCTACAGATCGGCAAGATCCGTAACTCTCTCGTCTATAACTACGGCAATAACTACGCCAATCAGGCAACGGCTTTAGATGCTACCTCTATCGCTAATTATGGCCGCTATCAACGTAGCGTCAGCTCTAACCTGCATAACCTTTCAGACGTGAACGATGTAATGGATCGCGAGTTAGGCCTACGCGCTATTCCTCGAGAGCAACTACAGGCCATTACTTTTAGACTCGATAACCCCGATCTACCGGATGCAGAGCGTAATAAGCTCATCGATGTATTTTTTGGGCAACCTATCGTAATTAATAATTTACCGATCAATATGTTTAACGGATCGTTTAACGGTTTCCTCGAGGGGTTTGCCATCCGGGCTACGCCTCAATTCGTAGACATAACGCTTACGCTGAGCCCTACAGATTTCTCATTAGTGGCGCCACAATGGGACACGGTTAGCCCGGCTAACCTAGTTTGGACGGGTGTAAACGCTACACTCATCTGGCAGAACGCTTACGGAGGTTTAACATAATGGCAACAGTAACGCCTAATTTTAATTGGCCGGTACCTACATCGACCGACTTAGTAAAAGATGGAGCTACGGCTATCGAAGCTTTAGGCGACTCTATCGATGCCTCGCTGCTCGATCTAAAAGGTGGCACTACGGGACAGGTATTAAGTAAAAACTCTAATACCGATATGGATTTTGTTTGGGTAACTGATCCGGGTGGAGACATCACCGGCGTTACCGCAGGTACAGGTATCAGCGGCGGCGGTACATCTGGAACCGTAACAGTTACTAACTCAATGGCTACGGCTATCACGACTAAGGGCGATTTAGTACCGGGAACAGGTAGCGGCACTTTTGCACGCCTAGCAGCTGGAGCAAACGGCGAGACACTCGTAGCAGATAGTTCCACTTCGACAGGCTTGCGCTATACGGCTGGAACAGTCCAAGCCAATCCAGTTCTAAACTCATCAATGCAAATTGCACAAAGAGGAACATCTTTTACTGTAACTGCTGGACTTTATACTTTAGACCGCTGGCAAGGTTATCGAGGCGTTGCAGGTTCAACAATTACACGCCAAAACACAAGCGATACTACAAACCTACCAAATATTCAGTATTGTGCGCGTGTAGCCAGAAATAGCGGAAATACTGCAACTAACTCAATTTTATTAACACAAGATTTTGAGACAGTCAATTCGATTCCTTATGCTGGCAAAACTGTGACACTTTCATTTTATGCGAGAGCAGGTGCAAATTATTCTGCAACAAGCAGCATTTTGTATGGTGGAATTATTACTGGTACAGGTACAGACCAAAATAACACAACTGGTTCTTATACAGGTGCCGCGGCCTCTTTAGGTGCAAACTTTAATCTGACAACTACTTGGCAAAGATTTAGTACTACTGGAACAATTCCAACAACTTCGACAGAAATGGAAGTTAAGTTTGTTTTTGACCCAACAGGTACGGCTGGGGCTAATGACTACTTTGAGATAACAGGCGTACAGATTGACATTGGCAGCGTGGCACTACCTTTCCGCACTTATGCAGCAACAATCCAAGGAGAATTAGCCGCTTGTCAGCGTTATTTCCAAATAATTGCTGAGGGAAACAGCGCATACATTTTCAACGGCAACAATTGGTACGCCTTTGATGTTCGCGG